CACTAATTTAAACAGCCAACCTGGTTCTTTTTACACCAATGCTACTAATATAACCACAGGCGTTCTTCCATACGCTCGAATGCCAGCTAATGTTGTTAATACCACTGCGGCATTTACAATATCTGGTGTTTATACGTATAATGCTAACCTAATATTAGGTTCTGGCCTTTCTGCTAATGGCACTTACGGAACCGCTGGCCAAGTTCTTCACTCTAATGGTACAGCCACTTATTGGGCTGCTGATGACGTTAATGCAGGAACTGTAACTTCTGTTGGCACTGGTAACGGTCTAACTGGCGGTCCATTCACGACATCCGGAACGGTTTCTGTTCTAGCTAATAATGGTATTACTGCCAATTCTTTAGGATTGTTTGTTACTCCAGGAACTGGTACTGTAGTAAATGCCACTGGCGTTCATGTTAATGCAACATATATTGGAACTTTATCTGCTAATAATACGTCATTTGTTAGCGGTAAATCCGAAGGCAATCTTAACGTTAATAATGCTACGTATGCTTATGGTAAAACTGAGGCTACACTAAACGTCAATAATGCCACAACAGCTTATGGTAAAACTGAAGGCAATCTGAACGTTAATAATGCCACAACAGCTTACGGTAAAACTGAAGGCACTCTAAACGTAAATAGCGCATTAACAGCTAATAACTCCACAAATCTAGGAGGAACAGCTGCTGCTTCCTATCAGCTTAATTCTACCTTAAACGCCAATGTCGCTGCTTATCTACCAGTTTACGCTGGTGTAGTTAACGGTTCGTCACATACTGTTGGAACATCTCTTATTGCCAATGCCACTGGTGTTTATCACACTGGAACTATGAACGCTGCTAGTCATACCGTTGGAACTGCATTTACTGCCAATGCTACAGTCGTTAATGCAGTATCATATTACGTAGGAACGACTTTAATTGGTAATAGTACTGGTCCTTATGGTAAAACTGAGGCTACACTAAACGTCAATAATGCCACTACAGCTTATGGTAAGACTGAAGGAAATCTTAACGTCAATAATGCCACTACAGCTTATGGTAAGACTGAAGGAAATCTTAACGTCAACAGTGCAGCCACATTGGCTACTTCTAGAAACATTAATGGTTCCGCCTTCAATGGTTCTGCTGCTATTACAACTGCTACATGGGGTACGTCAAGAACTATTACTATCGGATCAACTGGTAAATCTGTTGATGGATCTGCTGCTGTTTCATGGACTCTTGGTGAGATCGGCGCTGCAGCAACAAACCAAACAATGTTTATTGGCACTACTTCACTGACAATTAATAGAACAACAGGGTCTCAAACTCTCACAGGCGTCTCGATTGATGGAAGTGCTGCAACATTCACTTCTACTTCGCAGAACTCACAATTTAATTCAATTGGTGTTGGTACTGCTGCTTCCGGAACTGCTGGCGAAATTAGAGCAAATAATAACATCACAGCTTATTATACTTCAGACGCCATCTTCAAAGAAAATGTAAAACCAATTGAAAACGCTCTTGAAAAAGTTATGGCTGTTGACGGCGTAGAATTTGATTGGACCCAGGAATTCATGGATGCTCGTGGTGGTGAAGATGGATACTTTATCCGTAGACATGATGTCGGCGTTATTGCTCAAAACATTGAAAAGGTTTTGCCTGAAGTAGTTGCAACTAAAGAAGACGGCACTAAGGCGGTTAAATATGATAGAATTGTGGCTTTGTTAATTGAAGCAATCAAAGACCTCAAAAATGAAGTAGACGAATTAAAAAGAGGTAAATAATGGCATTACCATCTAGCGGACAAATATCATTTTCAGATATCGCAACTATAACAAAAGGAAATGCCACTTCTGAAATTTCTATTGGAGAAGCTAACACTAGATATCTTTTTGGTGTTCCTTCTGGATCGATATCCATAAGTACTGGTTATGGGAAACCAGCGGCAGGAAGTAATACTTACAGCACTCCTGGTTCATATTCATGGTTAGTATATCCATACCAGACAGTTTTTGCTAATGTTGCGGCAGGTGGCGGTGGTGGTGGTGAAGGCGCTTATTATGCTTTTTTATATTATTTTGCTATAGCCGAAGGCGGATCTGGAGGAAACAGTGGCGCCAACAGTTCTTTTAATGGATTATCTGCTACTGCTGGGACAGGTGGTGGTGGCGGTGGATTTGCAAGTTTCGGTGGTGCAGGTACTAATGGTGGAGGATCAGGAGGATCTGTAACAACCGGAGGCGGAGGAGCTGGTGGAGGTGGTGGTAGCGGATATTTCAATTATGCCTTCCAACCAGCATATAGCGGTGGTAATGGCGGCGCTGGAGGAAAAGTTACTCAACAATGGTCACATCAAATAACTTCTGGGTTTCCTGTCTGGGCAGGGTCTTATCCTGTAACCGTCGGAGGGGGTGGCGGAGTAAATGTTGGAGGTTATAACGCCGGCACCCCAGGCAATGGAGCTAACGGTTGGGTCACAATTAATTGGAGTTAAAATGTCTGAACATTTTTTTATTAGAGTTGTAGAAGGAAAACCTTTTGAACATCCAATCGCAGAATGGAATCTGAGGCAGTTTTATCCCGATTTAGACGTTGATAATCCGCCTCAAGGATTTGAAAAATTTATAAGAGTTCCTTTACCAATATATGATCAATCAAAAACTCATGATAGCACCCATTATGAAAAAATTGATAATATCTGGAGAGATGTTCATATAATTAGAGATTTAACTCCATCTGAAAAAGCAGAAAAAATTAGAATATCAAAAGAAATATTTCCATTTAAAGATACATGGACGTTAGATGAAGCAAAAATTGAATGGATTCCTCCATTCCCTTATCCAGATGATGGTAAAAAATATTTTTGGGATAACAATAATATTAAATGGATAACAGAGGAAGAATTTCAAAAATTATTAGAACTTGCTAAACAATCTTCACAAGAACAATCCGCTAAATAATTATAAACATAATTCAAAGGTAATTAAATGGCAGTGCCAACAACAAGAGCAGAATTTACTGAATATTGCCTAAGAAAATTAGGTAAACCAGTTGTTGAAATCAACGTCGACGACGATCAGGTTTCAGATCGTATTGACGAAGCTCTAAGATATTATTGGGATTATCATTTTGATGGTTCTGAAAAGACCTATTATAAAAGACAAATAGACTCAACTGATATTGCCAACAAATATATTACTCTCCCAGAGAACATAATTGGAGCGGTAAATATCTTCCCTCTTGGCTCTGCGCTTGGTTTGAATAACCTATTCAATATCCGTTATCAGATTGCACTAAACGATCTTTACACTTTGACATCAGTTTCTATGGTGCCATATTATATGGCCATGAATCATGTTCAGTTCCTAGAACAAATGCTAGTTGGACAACAACCACTTAGATATAATAGACATATTAATAGACTTTACATTGACATGTCTTGGGATCAAGTTGCTGTTGGTAATTATCTAATCGTTGAAGCATATCAAATCGTAGACCCTGCAGTTTATTCTGATGCTTGGGGCGATCGTTGGTTAGGGCGTTATGCTTCTTGTTTGATTAAACAGCAGTGGGGTCAAAATCTTAAAAAGTTTGAAGGTATGAAAATGCCTGGAGGCTTAACTTTCAATGGTCAGAAAATATACGATGAAGCCACTCAAGAAAGAGAAGCCTTAGAAAGAGAAATGATTTACACATACAGCTTGCCAGCAACTGATATGATTGGATAATCATGGCCACTAACTTTTTCTTCAACAATTTCCAAGCATCTCAAGAACAACTACTTCTTGAGAATTTGGTAATTGAGTCGATAAAAATATACGGACATGACATATATTACGTTCCTCGTAAATTAAACAATTACGATGATGTGTATGGAGCGGACGATCAATCTTCTTATGAAGTAGCTTATCCTATAGAAATGTATATTAAATCCATTGACGGGTTTAGTGGCGATCAAGAATTTCTATCTAAGTTTGGCGTTGAAATTCGCAATCAAGTTGTATTCTCTGTTGCCCGTAGAATCTTTAATGAAGAAGTTGGTGAGTTTACCGCACAGGTAAGACCAAACGAAGGAGATATTATCTATTTTCCTTTGAATCAAAGAGCGTTTCAGATTAAGTATGTTAACAAATATGAAATGTTTTATCAGCTAGGTGCACTTCAAACATGGGAAATGACTTGTGAAGTGTTTGAATATTCCGGAGAACTGTTCAATACAGGTATTCCAGAAATTGATTCTATTCAAAGAAAGAACGATACAAATATTCTGGATTGGACAATAAGAACAGAAAGTTCTAATAAAATTTCTATTATGACTGAAGAGGGCGATTATCTAGTATTAGAAAAATTCTCATTGGAAGATTTAGTTCCAGCTTCAGACAATGACGAAATTCAAACAGAGTCTGACATGTTTGTTGACTTCAGTTCTTTAGATCCATTTAGCGAAGGTAACATTTAATGTTTGGTTCACCGTTTTATTTTGGTCTTATAAGAAAATATGTAATTCTTATGGGAACCTTACTTAATCAGATTCGTATAACTAAAACTGATTCTTCTGGCACAGTTACATCTTTAGTAAGAGTTCCTATTACATATGCTCCTAAAGATAAAATGTTAGCTAGAATTATCCAAGATCCAGCATTAGATAAACCAAGTGCAGTTGCGCCTTTACCTATGATTTCCTTTGAAATGGGTAAAATGGTTTATGACGGTTCTAGAAAATTAAACACTGTTGGTAAAGTTTCAGTTAGGGATGCTACTGACGCTGATAAATTCAAATATCAGTATAATCCTGTTCCATATAATATAGATTTCAAAGTTTACATTTACGCTAAAAACGCTGAAGATGGAACAAAAATTGTTGAACAAATACTTCCTTATTTTACTCCTGATTGGACAACAACATGTAACTTAATACCAGAAGTTAATGTTACAATGGATATTCCAATCATATTAAATAATATCAGCTATTCTGACACATATGATGGAGCTTATAGTGAAAGAAGAGCTATAATTTGGCAATTAGATTTTGTTCTAAAAGGCTATCTTTATGGTCCTATTAGATCTTCTGGTATCATTAAATTTGTTAGAACACAGTTTTATATACCTTCAACAAACACTGCCGCTGAAGGTAAGGGTGTTACCCCAATGGCAGAAAAGATAACAGTTCAACCTGGATTAGACGCTAATGGTAACCCTATAAATTACTTTGGTGGTCCAAACGCCAATACAGGAACTGTTCCTTATATTGAAGTAAATTCTGATGACGATTATGGTTTCATAACTCAAATCTACAACACTGATGAGATAGAATGACAGAAAAAAATGATGAATCGGATAAGTCTCTTACTCCGTTACAATATGAAAAACAAATTGATACTTTGATAGCCAAAGCTCATGATGATTCTGCTAGAAACGATTTTGAAGCAGCCCGAGCTAATCTTTACGAAGTTATCCAAACAGGTCAAGAAGCAATTGATAAGCTATCTGAAATAGCTGGTCAATCGCAGCACCCACGTGCATTCGAAGTTCTAGCTAAACTCATGGATACAGTGGTAAGCACTAATAAAGAGTTGTTAGAACTTCAGTCTAAGATCCGTGAAATTGATGCAAAAGACTCACCAATTAGCGAGAAAGCGCAAACTATCAATAACAATCTATTCGTAGGTTCTACAGCAGAATTACAAAAAGTTCTTAAGGATATGAAGAATAATGAATGAGTTGGTGGGTGGTTATAAGGGTAACGTTCTTCTAAAGAAAACTAATCAGAACATTGAATGGACTCCAGATCTTGTTCAGGAGTATGTTAGATGTCAGAACGATCCCATATATTTTACTGAAAACTATATGAAGATCATCTCAATTAATGAGGGTCTTACAAGTTTCAATTTGTATGGTTACCAGAAAGAAATGGTAACATCATTTAAAGACAACCGTTATACAATTGTTACCACCGCTCGTCAGGCAGGTAAGTCAACTACTACCTGTGCGTTTATTCTTTGGTATATAATTTTTCATCCTGATAAGACCGTAGCCCTACTAGCCAACAAGGGCGATACGGCTCGAGAAATTCTTGGTCGTGTTCAGTTGGCTTACCAGCACTTACCAAAATGGCTTCAGCAGGGTGTTGTTGAATGGAACAAAGGTTCATTCGTCCTTGAAAATAACAGCCGTGTTTTGGCTGCTGCTACTTCCGCCAGCGCCATCCGTGGTTATACCATCAACCTTCTATTCATCGACGAAGCGGCGTTCATTGATAACTGGGATGAATTCTTTACCTCGGTTTATCCTACTATTTCGTCAGGCTCGGAATCAAAGATTATTCTGGTTTCAACTCCGAACGGTTTGAACCATTTCCATGCTACTTGGGCTAATGCCGAAAAGGGAACTAATGGATACCATCCGATTTTAGTTAATTGGCAAGCGGTTCCTGGCAGAGATGAAAAGTGGAAGGCTGATACTCTAGCTGGTATGAACTTTGATCTCGAGAAGTTCGATCAGGAGTATAATTGCGAATTCTTAGGTTCTTCTGGTACCTTGATTGCTGGTTGGAAACTTAAAGAGTTAGTTTCTGAAAACCCAATCTTACAAAAAGATGGGTTGACCCAATTTAAAGCCGTAGAACCTAATCATGTTTATATGATGGTATGTGACGTTTCTCGTGGTAAGGGGTTGGACTATTCAGCATTTCAGTTGATAGATGTTACTTCTATGCCTTATCAACAAGTGGGTGTTTATAGAAATAATGCCATTACCCCGTTAGATTATGCCGATATTATTCACCGAACTGCTAAGGCTTATAACAACGCTTCAGTTCTTGTTGAGGTGAACGATATAGGTGAACAGGTTTCAACTTCTCTTAATTATGATTTTGGTTATGAAAATGTTCTCTTTACCGAAAACGCTGGTAGATCTGGTAAGAGAATCACTACTGGATTTGGTGGCGGTAGTGTTGATAAGGGTATTAGGACCACCAAAATTGTAAAATCTATTGGGTGTTCTATTTTAAAACTACTGGTCGAGCAAAACCAGCTGATAGTAAACGATGTGAACACTATCAGTGAATTAGGCACCTTTTCTAAAAAGGGAACTTCATACGAAGCAGAGTCTGGTAAACACGATGACTTAGTAATGTGTTTAGTTCTCTTTGCTTGGCTATCAGATCAACAATACTTTAAAGACTATACCAATATCAATACTCTTATGTCTCTTAGAGATAAAACTGAGGATGACATTGAGCAGGATCTTGCTCCGTTTGGGTTTGTGGATTCCGGAAGGGATGATTTTGTAGAAGAAGAATATGAAAGATTTGTAGGTGATTCTTGGATGTGGAACCAACCGCAGGACTTCTAAAAAAGCTCATTTTATAAATATAAAAAATTCATAATTGTAAGTTCTCGCAAAAGGGAGAAAAATAAATGGCTTTCCAACTATCACCTGGAGTAAATGTATCTGAGATCGACCTTACAACAGTCGTTCCTTCAGTCGCCACAACTGATGGCGCCTTTGCTGGCGTATTCCGTTGGGGTCCAATCGGAGAAAGAGTTCTAATCGACTCTGAAAATGCACTGGTTTCTAGATTTGGTAAACCAACCAATTTCAACGGAGAAACATTTTTCACAGCTGCAAACTTTCTATCATATACAAACCGTCTATGGGTTTCACGTGCTGCTGACGTAACTGGAGCAACTCCAGTCGTTTCTGCTAACACATCCGGAGCAACTAACGTTCTATTGGTTTCTAATACATCTGCAATCACAGTAGGCATGTATCTAAACCAGTGTTCAAACTCTAACATTACATTTGGTAACAGTACAGTTAATTCAGCTGTTCTTTCAACTATTTCTGTCGTCTCAAAGAACTCAAGCTCTGTAACTCTTTCAAGCAATGTTACTGCTACTCAGAACGGCGTAAGTTTCTATTTTGCTGATCCAGTTTCAGTTTATACCTCTGTAGCTATGGAACCAAATTCTTCAGCTTTTGGGGCTAATTCTTTCGTAGCTAATCTGGTAAATCAGATTGTAAAGAATGATAACGACTATGCTGATAAGGACGGAAACTTCGATCCAGACGTTATTTACGTTGCAAGATTCCCTGGAGAAATGGGCAATTCTCTAAGAATTGGTATCTGCGATAACGCTGATAGTTTCAATTCAAATGTTGCTCTAGTTGGTGCAAACGTTGCTGGTAGTGGCGTTTCCGCAAACGCTCTACTGGAATTCCGCCTCGGTTCAAACGTTGCAACAATTAAGTTTGCTGGCACTACAAATGCTGCTGCAAACGCTGTTGCTGCTAAAGTAGCTGCCGGCGATCAGATCCTAGCTGGTAATAGTTCAATTAATCAGCAGTATTTGATGGTTAAAAATGTTTCTGTAGGTAGCAATTCAACTTACATTAACACTTCAACTATTGGTTTCAGCGGTCTAGACGTTTCTAGCAATACTAACTTTATCACTATTGCCAATAATCCTTATTCAAACGGTGATATTGTTAACTATTCTAACACTGCTGGTAATAGCCAGATCACTGGTTTGACTCAGGGTATTAACTATAACGTCATTCAGGCTAATTCTTCAGGTCTAAAACTATCTTTGACACCATTTGGTGAAGAGATTGATATATCTTATACTTCTGGAGCTAATGCAACTCTAGTTGCAAATACTACAGTGGTTGAGATTGATTTTGAAGATCCATATAGACTAAGAACTAACTTCACAACTAACACTGTTCAGCGTTATTGGGAATTCTTTAACGTTGTTGATGTTGCTCCTGGTCAGTCAGATTACGTTCTTTATAACGGTAATACTTCTGCACAGGATGAACTTCACGTTGTAGTTGTTGACGATGGTGGTAAGTTTACCGGAACTCCAGGAACAATTCTTGAAGTTTATAAGGGTCTATCACGTGCTACTGATGGTAAGAACAACGACGGTACAGGTAACTACTACAAAGATATAATTAACCAGAATTCTAATTATATCCGTTGGGCAAACGATCGTAGTAGCGCTCCATCGGCAACTGCTCTAAACGTTGTATCGGCCTCCTCTTCTGCCCCTGCAAATATCACTTTTGCGCTTGGTGCTGATGGTTTAAATGAATCAACAGCTACAATTGGCATTCTAGGTGCAGCATATGACCTATTCCAGTCAGCTGAAGACATTGACATCTCATTGGTTATCCAAGGAAAGCCAGTCGGTGGAACTACTTCAGTTGGAGGTAGAACTGTATCAGGTTATCAGCTTGCTAATTACTTGATTGATAATCTAGCAGAAACTAGAAGAGATTGTGTTGTTCTAGTATCTCCAGAAAGATCAACTGTTCTTAATAACGTCGGCGATGAAGCTGTGGATCTAAAGGCATGGAGAGGCGCTCTAAACAGTTCTTCTTATGCTATCATGGATTCAGGTTATAAGTATCAGTATGACCGTTACAATGACGTTTATCGTTGGGTCCCACTAAATGGTGACATTGCTGGTATCTGCGCAAGAACAGATACTACAAATGACGCTTGGTGGTCACCAGCTGGTTTCAACCGTGGTCATATCAAGAACCTTGTGAAACTAGCATTTAACCCACGCAAGGCTGAACGTGACGTTCTCTATAGCAACGGCATCAACCCTGTTGTAACATTCCCAGGACAGGGAACTGTTCTTTATGGAGATAAGACACTTCAGGATAAGCCATCTGCATTCGATCGTATTAACGTTCGCAGATTGTTTATTGTTCTTGAGAAGGCAATTGCTACTGCTGCGAAATATCAGCTATTCGAGTTCAATGATGCTTTCACTAGAGCACAGTTTAGAAATCTTGTAACACCATACCTACGCACCATCAAGGGACGTCGTGGTATTACGGACTTCTATGTTGTATGTGACGACACTAATAACACTCCACAAATTATTGACACCAATCAGTTTGTTGGAGACATCTATATTAAACCTGCTAGAAGCATTAACTTTATCCAGCTTAACTTCGTTGCTGTCCCAACTGGTGTTCAGTTCTCTGAAGTTATCGGTAAGTTTTAATAAATAGATAAAATATTCTAGGAGTAAAATAGATGGCTTTTAATATTAACTCTTTTAAAGTAAACGGACTACCATGGGGGGGCGCACGCCCCTCCCTCTTCCAAGTCCAAGTAACACCACCACCTACTCTACCTTTGAACCCAGAAGCATTCAAAAAGCTAGTGTTCACTTGTAGAGCAGCAGAACTTCCTGAGTCAACAATTTCTCAGATTGAAGTACCATACTTCGGTCGTAAGATTAAAGTTGCTGGTGAAAGATCTTTTGCTGATTGGTCAATCACAGTAATGAACGATGAAGATTTCTCTGTACGTTCAATGTTTGAAGCATGGCAGAATGCTATCAACACTATGCAGACTAACATTCGTCTACCTGAAGCCTCTTTTGAGCAGTATAAGGCATTTGCTGTTGATGTAACCCAGTTTGCTAAGGACGGAGAAGTTCTTCGTGTTTATCAGCTAGTTGGTGCTTTCCCAACTCAGATTAGCGGTGTAACTCTTGGATGGGATACACAGAATGCTATTGAAGAGTTCACTGTTAACTTTGCTTATGACTACTGGCTACCAGTGGTTGAAGATGCTTCTGTCAAGACAGCTGGTAAGGTAACACCATATCTAGCTCAAACCGACATTGGTCCGGTAATCTAAATAAACTAAACTATGTGAATGGAGGGAGTCAAAACTCCCTCCAACTTTTGGAGAAATAAATGGCATATACCTATCTTATCGGCTGGAGTAAATTTAATAAATTTTATTACGGAGTTCGATTTAGTAAGAACTGTCGTCCAGAAGATTTATGG